TTGTTGTTGAATTATAGAATCAAATGATGCGCCTGAACCAGAAACATTATATTTATACAACCCATTTCCAAATTGTAATTTAGTAGTGTTAGTATCTACATCAATTTTTTTAACAAATTTTTTATTTGTTTTTATATACTCTAATGTAAATGGTACTGCAACATCAACTTCTAAGTTAGGTGTTGGTAGATCTTGATTTGCATTTTTACTATAATGTGTTTCTTTTAATATTTTATCTTGTGCTAAATAATCCACCTCATACCATTTTTGTCCTGAACTATCCGTCATGTCTAAAATTTCAATTACATTAGTTTCACTCAACTCTAATTCTAAAAATTTAGTAGGATTAGTTATACTAAAAGTTTTTGTTTTTGTTTTTCCAGAAACAGCATTAACAGTATGCGTTATTTTATATTTTGTTGCTATACCATTCCCATCTTCTGCTGATTGTTCAATTATTGGTTGTGGGTAAGATCCTGTATTTTGAAAATCTACATAATCTAATGTTTCAAATACTAATTCACTATCTACATTTGATTTTATTTGAAATCCTGGTTCTAATAATGTAGTAGTTTTTATTGGTTTAGTTGTATCACCCGCATCCGCATTAACTTCTTTTGTTATTTTTAATTCAACAGTAGATGGTGTTACTGTATTATGTTTGTATCCTAAAAATTCTGCTAAATTTAAAACATTTCGTTTTTCTGTAGCAGTTGCTAATAAATTTTCTTTATAATTGTAATCAATATAATAACTCAATACATCACCAACATAACTTGTCAATTCAATCAACATCATACCAGGAGATGTTTCATTAAAATCTCTATAAGTATTTGGAAAATAAGCTTTAGTATAATTTATCAGATCATCCTTAATAGATGTAAAATCTTTAGAAGTATATTTGATATTAGATGGTTGAAAGTTGTTATCTTGTGTGTACGGCATAATTATTTCTCATTTTAATATTCAAAGTTGGAAGATGCTTCTGAGATAGAAAAGTCTCCTATCGGTCCTGTACTTCCTCCACTAAAAGAAACACCTCTTTCAGAATCAGCAATTCTGTTAAAAAACAAATCAACAGTTTCAAATTCAACACCAGCTGTTAAAGATGACGCTCTACTGATATCAAATACTAACTTTATATTTACTTGATTAACACTCGTAAATACCTGTATATCTTTTATATCAACAAAGGGCATCCACACTTCCATCATATCAACAATATTATTTTCAATTTGAATTTGTATATCTTCCGACATTGGTTCAAATAAAATACTTTTAATATCCATCCCAAGATTTGGTTGAAAAACTCTTTCATATCGTTCTGTTTGTAATAATAATTTTATATTATTTTTAATTGAATCAATTGTAGTTTTAGTTGTTTTAAAATATCCATCTTGATTAGGAACATTAGCAAATGGAAAATCAATACCAACACTTAATCGCGTATCTTTATCTTCAATTAATTGATTTGTTCTTCTGTCAACTATCGCCATTATATTTGTCTCCCACGGCCTAATTTTTTACTTGGTTGAATTTCATCTGGTTGAACAAATTCTGCTTTAACTTTCGTTACATATGTATTTAATGGTTCTAATGGAGAAGCTGTCATACCTTTACCTTCTCTACTTAAACTAGCCATACCGGGACCAACAGCCGTCATTACTGGAGCATTCATTTCTGTAATCACAAACTCTTGTCGAGCCACATACGCAGTAATTGCTTTGGATAATCCATAAGCAAGTTTATCAATTTTAGATTGAAATGGTTTCTTACCATTATCATCCTCAACATTAACATTTTCCTCACCTAAATTATCAACTAAGATGTCATACAAATCTGCCCTAAGGCTTGGTTTATTATTTATATTCATAAATCACTTAAGATCCAGCAGGTGGTGGTATTTTATTTAATGATTTCTTATCTGCAGCTTCTAACATTTTAGAATAATCTTTATTAAATGCTTCAGATAGATGATCTGGAAGTTCTTTATTTTCTTTTACAGATGGTTCTGGTTCATCATTCATAGACTTCCATTCTTCACCTTTAGCAGTTTCTTCTAACAAACCATTGATAATTTGATTTTTAGTCAATGGACGAGTATCTTTTTTTCCAGATTGATTAGTATCCAATTTCTTTTGTAACCTCGAATATACATCGTCTTTAGGCGCCTCTTCATATATCTTGGTTACCTTGTTCTTAACTATAGTTTCTTGTATGTTTTTTTCAAGTCGACCCATAGCATAATCTAACTCTTCTCTTACTACTTCTCTGATCAATTTCTTGAATATATTAACCTTCATTTTTAACTCCTACGTTGTTCTATTTTGTTCTATAAAGTGGTGATGACTTAAATAAGCAGGACCACTAATTCTATCTGTTGTTGGTATTTTATTTTCAGCATCATAATTCCTTTCAATTTTTATATTTAATTTATCAATTACTTGTGTAATCCTATTAAATAAAAAATTACCTTTAGAATCTACCAATCGTATTGGAACACCCTGTACTAAAGCATGTGCATCTAACATAATATCCATAATTTCTTTCAGCAAATTATTTAATTCATTACCCAACACCATTGGCTGAGTTCTTTCTTTACTTGCCTCTCCTAAATAAATATTCTTTGATTGAATAACTGTGAATCCTTTATTTGTTAAAGTGAAATTATTACCAGCACCTAAGTTTATATTACGATGTGATGATAATGTAAAATCCCCATCATTTCCATATGCATCAAAAACTATTCTTTCAGATGTAATAAAAATTTGATGTTTTGATGGAAATTTTTCATTCTCTCTATCTTCTTCTGTTTTTCTACTTAAAACTGGACCATATTCATAATTAAATTTATTCTGTTCATCAATAGAATCGTTACCCATCCCCATAACCCAATTTGCCATATAATCTTCAACTGGTGTTGATATATCATCACAAGATAAAATAAAGTTATATAGTTTATTTTCTCCATCTCTATTACTAATTTTTAAAGTATCTAAATGATCATCAATACCACCCAATGCAGACATAAAAATTAATGAACCATCCCCAGTTTGATTATTACCTACCCCATTATTAATACTAATCAAAGGTGCTACATTCCTATTACCAATTCTGATATGATTATTATATCTACCCTCCAATACTACATCACTAACTCTAGATTCATAATCTAATAATGAACCATCAAAATTAATTGATTTATCATTTGGGTCATCTAATATTTTATTAGTTGGTTTATTTACTTTATAAGTTTTTATTACAGGAACAAGTTTATTATAACCGTCTTTATTTTTTAATTCATCTTGTTTGGTATTAATATGCACATGATCAACTGCTTTACTTGGATTGTTCCTAGTATTTATGGGACCCAAATAACAAGTTATTCCTTCTACAACAACATAAAAAATCAAATCACCATGAGTTATAGAATCAGAAAAACCTCTAAGTAGTGGATGTGCTAATTTAGTTTGCCTAGGAAGTTGTTTATTGGATGCACCAGGTTGTCCATGTGTGTTAGAATACGGTGTAAATTCTATTATCTGAGATACTTCTGAAAAGGTTCTTTCATATTTTTTCATAAAAAATGATAAATCACTTTCTTCATTAAAAACCCTTTCAACATGACCAAGTTTAAATTTTAAACCAGAAGAAAAAACATTATCAGGATTAGACGCTCCAAATCGGTTTAGTAAACCCATAACTAATTAGCCGTTTTAATAGTTGATGCCTTTATATCTATTTTTTTATTTAATTCATCAGCAACTTCATCCAAACTAGACATCAATTCTTCCTTTTCTTTATCTGTCAATAATTCAATATCATCAACTTCATTAGTTTTATTCATAATACGCTGAATAATAGTTGCTAACTTTAAAAGATTATCATCATTTTTTACTCCAACTTCAAATAACTCTTTTAATATTGGACCAACAGTTGCTATATCTTCTATTCCTTGTATATAACCATGTACCTCTTGAATAAAAAGCTCAATTTGGTTTTTCTTTAATTTGGAATTCTCGTATATCTCCTTGGATAAATCAGAGAAATTAATATCGTCAAATATGTTGAAGTCTTTTTCCATAACATTCTAATAATAAATATAGAATGTAAGAAAACTTTACACAATTGAGCCTGTGGCTACTAATATATCATTTATATGACCCTTAGATAAAACTTCTTTTTGTATCTTAGGATATATAGATCTGAATACATTTGATATTTGTGTAATTTTAGATGTCTTTACATCAGTCATTTCACGAATCATTATATATAAAGCTTTTTTATTGTAATTATCTATACTATCTTTATTTTTACACAAATACAATATTGATTCAGCAACATTTCTATCATTTTCATTTGGGAAAAACTCTTCTAATTTATATTCAAAATATTCAACAGTTTTTTCAAAAACTTCATTTGTTGGAGAAGGATCTAATTCGGTATCCCATATAGCTTTATCAACAACAGTTTTTATATCATCATGTGTTTTTAATTTTTTATAGTTAGCATTATTATTTAAGATTAAATAATTTTTTGCTATTATAGAAAAATAACTAAAAGCTTTCGTTCCACGAGTTTCATCAAACTTATGCATGTTTATTAATAAATTAGACACAACTTCTTCTTGTAAATCTCTAAATCCATAATCAAAATAACTAAACTTAAATGTATTAATTATATTTTCAGCCAACTTCATAAATGCTGGATGGATTATTTCAGTATATATTTTATCTTTATACGGTTTATCAGTAGAATAGTTATATACTATAATTGCTTCTTGTACAGGTAATCCAAAATATATTCTACTTTTCTTTTTCTTTTTTAATTTTACTGGTGGGATTTTTTTCATCAACAACCTCTTCCAATGGTTCAAAAAGTTCTTCTAAATCGGAACTTAATAATTTTATTTCATCAAAAAAGAAACCGATTTCATCATCGGCTTCAAAATGACCTTTATCATCTATTAGTTTTAATTGTTGTTTTATATGTTCTACTCTATTATTAAAGTTTAGTATTATTGATTCGTATTGATTTATTTTGCGCAAGGCAAAAAATAATATTGTTGTTGATGCTATGCATAATAAAAATAAAATAATTGTAAAAATTATATGTAACAAAATATTTAAGACTCACCAACTATTGTATCTAGAAATTCTATATCAAATAATTCTTCATCTTTCTCTAATTGGTTTTCCATAGAATTTAGATGATTCAATACTGTAAGTTTTCTTTTTTCTATAGCATCTAATTTGATAGGTAAATCATTAGCAATTAATTCACCCAATATAGTATCAAGTTCTAAATTTATATCTTTTAATTCATCTTTAACAGTAACTAATGATCCAGAGATTTTTTCATTCTCTTTTTCATTTTTTTCTAAACGCGTAATTACCGAATCTAATAAGATCTTTATATCTTTATTTGGTGGATCCATTATCATAAATAAATATCCTAATTTAATGATTTACTACATATTTTTTTATCTCTCTTAGCTATAGTTTCGGCTTGCACTTCATATGGATGAGTTTTATAATTATAACCCATATTATAATATCTTTCCATCCATGTTGGTGATTGTAAATAGTGTTGATATTCATGAATTATAGTTTCAATTAAATCATCATAAGTATTGATATAATCTGGATATATAATTAAAGAATTATCATCTGCTTTATATTCACCCATCATACCTAAATCATCTTCACTAAAATCTAACCAAGGAACATCATCTTGGTGTTTAGAAAAACCATATGTATCCAAACACCAATCTAATGCTTCTTCAGCATCATCTAAACCTGTTTCCCAACAAATCAATATATGTCCATTCCCAAATCGCTAAGAGTTTGTATTTCTTCACGACCATCACAATCTGAATAATCATCCACTCCAAGATCATCAAGTTCATCTTCAGCATAATACTCAAGATTAACTCTTTTGTTCTTTGGATAATTAGGATCATCCTTCATCGTTTTTTTATCAATAGATTCCATTTGTTTTAAATCATCATCATTGAGTTCGTATTGTGATAAGTCTAATTTTACTTTTACCATTTTATCCTCATCGTTTATGTTTTAATATTTGGGCTTGAAAAGAAAGGAAGAAAAGAATTCAAACCCGAAGTTCTTTGGAGAACGATAACCTTTATATGCACTTCCAACACATAATAATATAATGTATATTTAATTAAGATACAAGCCTTTTATCAACCCTTTTTTTAAATCTTTTATACATTTTGTTTAAAGCTTTTCTTTGCTTCAATGTTAATTGATTTCCATTTTTTAACCACCCATCAATACTTTTTAAAAAATCATCAGCACTCATTTCATAAGATGCTGTGTAATTACATTGATATAACATATGCTGTATTTTAGAAACTTTCTGTCGATTCACGTCAATCTGTTCTTTATAATTAGAATCGTTTTTTAGAAAAAAATATTTAGCATATTTCTTCACAGCTTTAACTACAACATCATTTTGTTTATCTGTGAGTACTCTACCTTTTTTTAAATGATTATGCATATCGACAATAACAGACTTAAATCCTTTATCATTAATCCAATATATATCATCACTTAACATATGTGACAATTGATCTTTTCGCTTACTAGCAGAAATCATTAATAACACTCACCTATTGTGTTTTCTAAACCACCATACATAAGTAAGGCGTTTGTAATTTCATCATCGGCATCCGTCCATTCTTCATCAGATGGATCTTCCCAATACACTTCGCCAGTATCATGATCGTAAATTTGAGTGATGTATGTTTCACCAAAATGTTCATACCAAACTACAGCCAAAGTATCAACAGGACCTGGATGATCGATGAGTTTTAACTCTTTCATATAATCCATAAGAGTTATATTTTTGAGTCTATGTTTACCATCAACATACTCATCTTTTGCAAGTAAGTAAGCAGTTCCAAAAATTGTTTCATTTAAGTTCATTGTTTTATTCCTTTTTTCCATATGTGAATATACATAAAAAAACAATACAAGTCAAGACTTTTTTAAATAAATTTATCCACTTCTCTTGATTCTTCAACTTCTATTTTTTGAATTTCTGCGGTGTTTATAGTGTCGGCAGGATAGGGATATAGTTTATGTTTTAGTGTTGATTTATATAGTCTATTTTCTTTTTTGTTTCCGATGAAGTAAAGATACCTATGTTTCTCTGCTTCCTTCTTCAACCAAAATGTTTTACCAATTTTCTTAATTAAATTTTTGGGTGCGGCTGAACCATATAAAGAATAAACGGTTCTGCTATGTATCCATTCCCCATCTTCTGTTAATCTCAAACTGAATGTTGGCGCCATCTGTATTTCACCACACCCTTGATATAACCAATTAGTTGCTTGATAAATTTTACCTGTATGATTTTGTTCAGGATCTGCATATGATATTAATACTTTAATGTTTGGTGCATTTAACCTCAACCAACTAAACATAGCACCCAATACAAATGATTCTATATTTTTACCATAACCATCATCAATATAAAGTCTTGTTAACTCTAATAGATTTGTTGTCTCTAATCCTATGTCTTCACTAAAGATAGAACCTAGCACTCTTCTACCAACTGGAAAACCTAGAGTCATACAACCTATCAATGTTTCTTTAGATTCATTTTCAAAAAATGGATGTGGAGAATCATCTTTATAAAAGATTCCTAATGCATATCTACATGAAGAAGATTTATGAGAATAATGTTTTTCAATAATTATATTCTTAGCTTGCTTCTTGGGTATTTGTTGCAAATATACTTTTGATTTATCTACATATTTTTCTTCCATACCATACCATTTGGTTATCGTTCAAATTTTGAGCGGTGTTAGGGAATCGAACCCCACCTTCTTCGTTGGAAACGAAGTGTATCACCTTTGATACTTCCACCGCAAATATCTGGGTGATTTGGTTGTTTTTTAAGTCATAAAATAGTGGAGACTAAAAATCGGTTAAACCACCCAAACTTTATGAAGATTTCAACCCTAATACGGCTGACCGAAGTTTGTTAATGAAATCTTCATACTTGGAAATTAAGGAGGGATGTGAGCCTGACATCTCACAAATGCCTTTGATCTTGAATGATTTTAATACTCATGCAATCAACCCAATCGGTTATGATTGGTTACTTCTAAAAGTGGTTAACTTCGTTGAAGTGGACACAACTCCTGTCAATTCACCTTATCCATCACTCACGGATTATTAGGTAATAAAGTAAGAATCTCAGCTTTTACACCACGCTCTTACAATGAGCCAGAAAAGTAGTTTCTTTTCTTTAAAGACAAATCTTTCGGTTCACAATTGTTATTGATTCTTTTCACTCACATTCGAGCAATAGAGTCTACCACAGACGAACTTACTAAACAATAACTCCCTTCTCTAGAAAAGAGTTTATTCTGTCAATCCCACACGAAGGTAGCAAGCCTTCGCGCTTCCTATTTCCAAATTGTCAAAAATCTATGGGTTGATGCCAGAAGTATCAGCAGTACCGATACTAGCAGTGGTATGGATAGGTATACCCTAATCAACCCAAATCTTATATCATAATATAAGTATTTTTACCTATACAAGTCAAGACTTTTTTTATTAATTATTACCATAAAATATATGCACCATCATCAAAATTTTCATATTCTTTTATATCAAAATTTTCTTCTTTTAATATTGGTCTTGTCAAACACAAAAATTCTAAATTTATAGCTACTCTTGGAACATCCGGATCATTACATGGATTTGGTTTATGTAAAAACCAACCAGGCATTAAATATAAATGTTTTTCTAAAGGTAAAAACTTTTTCTCCATACCATCGTCATCCATAATAGATAAAGTACCACTATCATCAGGTATTTGCGTATAATAAACTCCATTTATAGTAGTTTTTGATGTGTGTCTATGCCAAACAGAATCATATCTTTTTCCAGTACATATATAAGAACAAGCTAAGGTTTTTTGTGGCCTTGGTAAATGTTTATCTATATTTCTAAACCATACATAACATTCATCTTTAAATATTTTATATA